GCCAAGTTCAACTGGTGTCTCGTGACGTCGACGAGAGGTCGTCCATCCTCTTTCTTAGGGATTTCGCTAGGCTTCCAAGGAAGCTCGAATCCAAGACCTCCACGTTCGCGTGGGAGGAAGAGATTGAGGATGCCGTCTTTTGTCCAAGTCATGGGCTTGATGGTTGATCGATGGTAATACAGAAAGCGCTTCAAGAATAGCTCTTTGTTCTGTGCTCCTCGTATCGAAGAATTAAACTTGTCCCAGATGGGCTTGTATTGAAAGTCAGTACGACCGTCAACCTTCGATTTCAGGAGTGCTCCGACGTTTATGCCCTTGTACTTCTTGAAGTAGGCACGTCCGGATTCATTACCTTCGACCCACAACTCTGAGTCAATTGTGAACACTTTTGGATGAAAATAATTCTTGCCAACGGACTTCTTAAGCCCAAATTGCTTGATTGTTTCAGACCATAGTGCATAATGCTCATGAGTTGTTTTGAAAAGGATATCATCACCGTGTATGAGACAGGGGACCTGGTTCACAGAGAATGTGCGACCGTAGTGGTCCTCTAGGCTCTGCCAGTAGGCGACGAAGTTGATGACACATAAGATAGGAAAGGAAAGAACCGATCCCATCAGTTGTCCATTAACTTGCTGAACGTCCGGAATGTCAGTCCCCTTGGGATACTGAACTAACTGTTCGTAAAGCTCGTCGCGGTAGAGTCTCTTACAGGCCTCACTTACTCTGTCAGGTGACGTGCATTCGAGCAACGTCTCCAGAGCGGCCTTTGTGTGATGAATAGAGATGGAGTCAGTGGCGGACTTGTAGTCACCTGAACACCACCACAAGGGTGTGTCCGGTGTATTCTTGTCTTGTCCTCGATGTAGCCGTTCGCAGGCTGAATTGAGCCACGCGATCATTCGTTGATCGGTGCTGCACTTGTTCAGCTTGAACTGTTGGAATCTATCCAAACAGTCGGCCATCTCCCTTTGAAGGGACTGACTCAGCCACTTTCTGTGGCAAGGTCCTTTGGTAATTGTTCTCAATTTCAAAGGTTCGACGATGCCTTCCACTGTAACCGTTCGGTTTTTGGGATCGTTCTCATCATATTGCTCCATCACTTCCGTCCAAGACGGGGAGTAATATTGCCATTTGAGAAACGTATCACCAGAAGGTGAAAGACATCGAGTCGGAACTGCCGGAACCCTGTCCATGTCCAAGGATTTGGTCCAAGTCCATAGGGGGCCGGCTGTGTCAACCTTTTCCGTATTCAAGAAAGCATCTTGGATGCCGATACGGGCAAAGAATTGCCACAATTGTCTATTGACAATAGCTGACTGGATCGCAAGTTCGCGATCGTCGAACATTATGTTTTGTTCAAAAGCGTATTGACTACCACCTCCTTCTTTCCTGGTACACTCAAGAGTGGATGCAGGACCTGGAGGTTTGAACAGAACAGGTTTGAACTTCAGCCAACGCTCACCCCAGCGCCCAAGGGTCCAAAGCCGCTTGTACATCATCTTATGACGTTCAGTGGCCGGAGGACCAGCGCAAGGAGTTTGCATGGTTTCGCGGTGCTTTTTGTACTCCGCGATAATGAAGTCTCTCGAAATTGGTTGACATGCCTTCTTCACTCCTTGAAGTAAGTTGAAGGCATTCCGTATATTTCTTATAGCTTTGGTGCCTGGTAGGCACCTTTGATGCATGAATTTTCGGAATTTACCAGAGAAAAACACGGGTTTCCTGGACCTGTCCGGTGTTTCCGGCAGGGTTTCACCCAGGATTTGTGACATCGGTGCGCTAGCGTAATACTTGATCCAGGCCGTTTGTTGACTCTTCTCAATTTTTATGAGGTGTCTGAACGGTGTGGTCGCTGTGTGAAAGTCGAGCTTCCTTGCCTTGGCATAGGAGTCTTCGATCACACTCAAGTATCCACAGCAGAAGTCTGCTGCGGCTTGCCATGATTCACAGTCCCCAATTGTAGGAACTAAGATCACTTCTGAGTAGTTGAGTCCCGTCGGTGTCACATCGACGTCGGATTCAATCTTGCTTGGGGGATTCTGGGTTGTTACAGTACCCAGCTTCGTGGTTACCCTCTCCAGGGCGACACTATCGAGCAAACTTTTCGGCAGTTTAACTAGCCAATTGAAGTTTTTTCGCGTGTTTGCCACGAACGCTAAACAACCGCCTCCACCACCAAGGTGGGGGGGAGCGGTTGAATCTGTCCATCTACCAACGATGGATTGGGCAGTTATCCTATTCAAGAATTGCAAAGCATTTATCGGGGCGGAGTCCCCATGCGTGTTCTTATGCATTCTGAACAAGGGC